ACGATACGCCATGCAGCATCGTTTACCTTAGCTGCGCAGTTATTCATCTGTTGGATCAGATTGGCTTGCCCATTGTGAACTACTTTGTGTGTTATCAGGCCATTTAGAAGATCACCGCAAGCCTGATAGAACTGCTGGCCTGAAATATCCTGCACAATGCAGCCAGCATTCGATAACTTATCTGCGATCGTTTGGGTTGCGTATTTGTCGTAGCAGATTTGACGCGGCCGATAAAGATCCGCGTGAGCCTTAATATCTGCTGCAATTCTAAGATCATCGACTGAAATTGCACTTTCCCATGTCTGCAAGATGCCAACGCCAATTCGACCATCGGGGAGTAATTGCCCAGCAACTAGCGAGGCATTGCGTCTAGATGGCGATACATCAAAGCCAAAGACTGTGTATCCGCCCGGCGGGATCTGCAACTCACTATCGCTAGTCTCCTCAAGTACCCCATGCGGCCAAGGGCTGCTTAGGGAGTCAATCCATTGGCAAAGAGTCTCTGTTCGCGTATTTTCTATTGGGCTAGTTGCAATCGCTTCTTCGATTGCCGCTTCTGTAATTGTGTAACCCAAAGCAGGATTAGCAAGAGCCCAAGCTGCTCGATCCGTAATCTTGCAGTATTGGGGAGCTGAGTATTCGTAAAAGCCAAAGGACTTAGGTGGAGAGTCGAGGGCGCGGCTTCTAAGATCGTTAAGAGTCGTACTAAAAGCATCGCCAGCGTTGCTAGTCAGTAATACATGGGAGTTAGCATGGGCGCGAGTTACTGGCATTGCTGCTCGGTAACCTTCCTCGGAAATTTCGCGTACTTCGTCAATATAGAGAAGGCCGTTAATGCTGCGACCGCGAGAACCGTCTCTAGTTGCTGCAACCACATCTAAGCGAGCGCCTGAAAGCATCTCGATCGACTCTGTGCCGTTCGCGTATCGTATCTGTTTAACCATAGCCATAAGACTCGGGTTATTTTCTAAAGCTTTGGCAACTTGCCTGAAGGTTTCTAGAGCCATCGATCGATTAGAGGACATAATCAACACATCGGTATTCCATTTAAGCAGATGAGTCAAGATAAGCATACGAGCCAGAAAAGTCTTCCCATTTTGTCTCGAAATTAACAGAAGTGAGCTCTTGCGAACCCACATATCTTTTTTATCGACTGTGAGCATATCTTTTAACACATACTCCTGATAAGGCAGCAATTTTTCTTCCAGCAGATTAGCAATCTCAATTACATCAGCAACCTTTGATTTACCTTTAAGCGGTACTGAATAAAGCCTTGGTTTAGTTGCCCCTCGTAGCGCTTGGGCTTTCTTGGCCGGCATCAGGCTTGATCTGGGTTAGGTCGGGCGGTAAACGGACTGTCTTGGTGAACTTTGGACTGCATCGGAGAGAGGCAGCCAGAAAAGACAGGGGGGGTACGCATGGTTCTAAGAAAAGCACCCTGTCCCCTTGATCCCTTGCGTGAGTTGCACGCGACGCAACTGGCTACCAAATTGGATTGATCGACTGGGTCGCCCCCTGCTTTGATTGGAATCACATGATCAGCTGTAGTCGCATCCTGTCCACAGTACACACACACATAACCTGCCATCTGTAAGCATGCAAGCCTTGCCTTACGATAGGCACGAGAGAGTCGAGGATCACCACGCTTTGTACTCATTGCCATCCCTTAGTCTTTAGATGATGCAATGCACCACAATAGTTAGGCTCATCATACTTTGTATGGCCATACCTATGTGCTACATAATACCAATACATCCAGAACTGCTTAATAGGTGTTGAGTTCTTAAGGCTCTCTGTCTTCATCTGATATAGCCCATGTACCTGTTTAGTGCCGGACTTATTACCTACTGCCCTATAGTCCCATCGAGACTCTCTATAGATGATCTCGTTATGACATGCATATTGCTTATCTGTTAATTGGTAATTGGCTAATTGTTTAAGCTGCTTAATTGCTAAGTCATTCGCCTGTGCATCTAGGGGCATAGCCATAGATAGAGTTATCCCAATAGCGAGTGCTACCACGCGAGCTAGCCCTATCGGGCTCGCGTTGAGCCCCTGATGGGCTCTAGCGCTGAGAGTACCAGACGTGTCAAGTACGTTAATATAAGTCCTGTTCAGAGGCGTGTCGCTCATCGATTGTCCGTACTATAGAATCCTGATCCCTTAAACGATACCCCTATAGAGCTGTAAACCTTATGCATAGGACTATGGCAGAACGGGCATTCTAGGTCATGAGGTTCGCTCAAGCTGAGCCATTCCTCGATGCGTGCATTACTTTCACACTTATCGTTATCGCACTCGAACTCATAGGTTGGCATCTGGATCGACCTCACACGTTCTGCATATTTCGGTGAATGACCATACGCCACACATCGTGCATCTCATAGGTTCTAATTGTCTCAGATTATCCTTGAAATCCCCGTAACCTGCCTTGAGCAATAGATCGATCAGATCACCTAATCGCATGAATGCAAGGTACTCACTAGGAGCCTTCTCCCCTTGACCATTTAAGCGACTAACTACGATAGGCAAGTCACCAGCTTTACTTGCCCTCTTTGTGACCTGATCGATCCACGCCTTTGGCTGGAACGCCGATCTAGCTTTAACTTCCATGTCGAACGGGACATGTGTTATATCTTTTCCAGCCCCTCTACCGATATCAGCATGTGGCCACCAAGTCGAAAGGTACTTAGCGACGACTCTCTCGGTAGAGAATCCCCGGTATTTACGGCTTTGTGAGGCCATTGACCGCGTGGCACTTAGCGCATGACCAGCTCTTATTGGTCAGATTCACTTTGATGTCTTTGTAGGGAATTGAGTCATTACATAAACAGCACCTTGTCGTAAATGTAAATTCCTCAAGAATTGCAATTACTTCTTTTGATCGATGTATCTCATCCTCGGTTGGAAATGACTCCCACTCGCCATCTTGATTCATAAACTGCAAACGTCCCATTATTCCGCCTCCCAAGCTAAAAGTGAACCACCTAAGATTATTAAGAAAGTAGCCAATTCGTCATCTGTTATATGTGTTTTATTTTTTTGATAAGCAGCATAACGCGCTGATTCAATAATAGATTTACTGATAAACGGATCGACAACATTGTAAGGATCGTGCACCAAGGTCACCATATCCATGCAAGCAGTACACATTACACTCTCGCTCTCTGTGGTTGCCATGATCCATCTTTAGCAATTTCATACCAGATTGGATCTTTGCACTGATCTATTCTGCTCGATGTACATTTGAAATGACCCCATGGCTTGCCTGCCTTAGTAGTGCCGGTCTTCCATGCCATTTCTCCATGTTGGCAATGAGGGATATCCTTCTCGGTCTGGCCGCCAATGATCTCTTTCACCGTCGATACAGCTTCCCCCATTGTGGGCGGCATAGTCGCTGGCTTGATAGTCCATGGATCTTCTTCCTTTACTACTGGGATGTAAGTGCCGGACGTCTCTAACATCTTGGCTTTGACTTCATCGATCGTCGCCTTTACTTCTTGCGACTTATTAACTTTGACCATTTCTTCTCGTGACGCTCGCTTTCCCTTTGTTGCATATCCTGCGTTAGCAAGCGCTCGACCGATAGCACTAGTCTCACAATTCTCCAGCGCTGACGTCGCATTAACGCCGCGCCCTTGGATCGTCTCTTCTGCAAGTCCTGTAGTCCATGGACGAATGTCCGCCTCTGTGCGATATATAGCAGCCTCAACAATAAAACGACCAGCGGATTGATCAAGTAACTTTGTATGAATTTGTCCATCTGGGTGATCCTTCCAGAACTTGATAAGTCTTTCTTCTACTGTTTCATAATCTTCTAGATTAAACATAGAGTTCATTCTCCTCTGTGTGTAATTGCCCTGCTATTGCCATATAGGCAGCAGCGTCGATGTATGTATCGACTTTTCCAGACTCCATACTCCGTGCGAGCTTGACCAAGACCATGCAAGATGCCACTTGATAGTCAGTAACAGGCATTTCGAGGAATGCTGACCAGAGTCGTGCGGTTCTGGACATATTGTCTGACGGGTGTCCGTAGTCCATGCCACGGTCTTGAATTGTTGCCTTTGCTTCTGAGAGGAAATCACCTGCATTCACACTCGTACCCTTTCTTTAGTTGCGTAGTAATCTCTGACAGCTTTACGTCCCTTGAGATATCCCACGCGGATGCCGACGATACGGCCTAGATGGAAATATAGTGCTGATAATGCAATCATGGCAATTAAATCGCCTAATGATGGATCGAACATGTTGAGCCTTTCTTATCAACGCCCTTCGTTGATGGCTCTACTGTCTCATGATCTAAGGGGGAAAATCTAAAGATTTAGATAACGAAACGGTAACGATTCTGCGTCATCGATATGGTCATCGATGTCCCTTGCTAGCTCGTTATCTAGGTCGTCCATACCGCTTGCCTGAGACTACGAAAGTACCATCCTTCTCAATGTAGATAAGATCAACCTGCACATTCTTGCCCTCGACGTACATGATGGCGAATGCCTGCTGCCAGTTAGCCGATCCCTTTGTGTAACTGGCCTTGCTAAAGTCCATGAGATTGCCTACTTCTACGCCATGCAGGACACGGCCTATACGGCCTCCAGAGGCCTCTGAGAAGGACGATCTACCTGCCCTGTGAGTATGTCCAGAGATGACTGACTTGCCGTGCCTACGGGCTGCCTCAAGGGCTGAGAGACCCCCTTGAGACTTGATAGGCGTGTGATCGCCGTGGACTGCTATCCAGTTAGGCGCGATGTTATAGGGCTTCTTATGGAAGGTAATGCCTAGTTCATCGAGCTGCATAAACTTCTCGAACCTGAGTTCCGGCAATGAAAGGAACGAGGGAATCTTACGCATGATCTGTGTGTATAAGCGGTCTGTGTGATTAGACCGAATCATCTGTGTTACTTGTAGATCGTAAAGTACCTGAACAGCCTCAACGCGATCGTCTCCCAGAGTCTGCTCGTAGGCTTCTGGGGTTCCTTCTGACCATTTCGAGATGGTGTTGAAGTCAATCTCATCTCCTATCGTTACTACTTCGTGCGGCTTAAACTTGGCTATAAAACTGGCTAGATTCTTAACTGCGTGTCGATCATGAAAGGGAACCTGTAGGTCGCTCACTATGACTATGCGCTTCATTCGTCCTCGTCGTCATCGTCCTCGTAGGGTATCGGTGGCAGGGCTGGAAGGTTAGGTAAAATCCAGTCAGGATAAGAGTCTCGATCGGTAATAATTGCTAAGCAGAGATCGACTGCAAACCCTGCCCTGCGTAGTGCGCGATACATCTCGTGCAGGCTAATAGCCCATGCGTCAAGCTGTGAGTAAGTATCGAGATCGATAACTTTCTTTCGTGCCATAATTAAAATTATCGCTCTAGAAGTATGTTGTAGATCTCATCGACACGCGAGTTGAGTCGCTTAATTTCAGACAGAAGATGCGTGATCACATAACCTGCAAGCCCACCGATGACGGCAAGGCTAGCGAAGTAAAGAGTGAAGAAGTTTTCTTGAGTCATTCTTTCCCGACTCCGAATGAGGCATCGTTAGGATTGAGCCAGCGCAGAATGACGGGTGCTACTGCTGCCGCGCCTGCCATCGCTAAGGTCTTAGGATCTGTTACGCCTGCCATGTATAGCGCGAGGGCAGCGGCCAAGAATGATCGAGCCCATGATGCTGCTAGTGATTTTGCTTGCTCCATTATTGTCCACCTATCATCGGTATAGTAAAGAATTGAGAGTCTTCGTCGCCCTTGATAGTGAAGCTGATATGCGCGTGATGATTATGCTTATTGATCCCATCATAAGGACGCCAAGCCCAAGCCTTCTTAGCTGAGGCGATCTTGCCGTCGAAGATGATGTAACTAATTCTTTTATTGCCAGACTTTGCAGCGAGTCGAATCTGATCGACCAAGTCAGGCATGACATCCGGCTTCCGGCCTTTCCCGTTAAGGTCGCGGTCAACATCGATGGCACGAACCCATCCCTGTGCATCTGGATTATGATCAGACTTGCGTGCAGCGTGTCGAGTGTCGCCGATCCAGCCGTCCGAAGTTCGATCACGATCGGGGAATGCATCGTCTATCTGCTCTCGTAATTGGATGGCAGACTTTGAGAGTCTAGGCTTCATCCAAGTAAGAGTGCTGCCTCATCGGCTGTGATGCCTAGTCGCTCAAGTAGCGCAGCCTTTTGTTCAAGCTTTGTGCTTTGTGCTTGCAATTCTGCAACGCTGTCGGCCTTATCCTTTGTATGTTGAGCAATCTCAACTGCTGTCAATTCAACCTCTGAGATTTCACCAGTTGCGACATTGTGAACCAATTTTGTAGCCATTACTTAACTCCTAATAATCTATAAGAACCGCCACTGAATGTGTATCCTGACTCTGTCTTAAATGTAATTCTTGAGACCGCCGTGGTGTCTGTGCTAAATCCGGCCCAATACGCAAGAGTGTTGCTTGGCGTTGAGTTTTCGCCTGCAATGTTGCCAAAGATATTTCGGCGGCCTTTAGCTGTTGCATAATTTGGAATAGTAAGAGTGAAAGTATTTTTACCAGTTCTTAGCCAAGTAACTCCACCCCAGAGAATCAATCGAGAAGCTGCGTTAGCTCCATAGAATGCGGCGGTGCTTCCGTTATCGTTCCAACCTGTCGAGAGTGTTGCGTAAATACTTGTTGAAAGATTGTTAAATCTTATATTGAGATAATCATTGGCAGTTCCCCAATTAGCGTCTATTACCTCAAAGACTAAATCGGTGTAAGTCTGATCGATTGAGGTTAAATCCAAGGCAGTGCCAGATAAAGTTCCAGAGGCTAGAACTGTCATGCCGCCGCTTGCGCCGCCTATAGCAACCCAAGCCGACCCTGAATAATACTCGGTCGAGTTGGTGTCCTTGAGGTAGGAGATCATCCCCTCTTGAGGTGAGGCGATGGCTGAGGTGCGAGCGGCCGCGCTAGCAAAGACCATGACCACCTGCGAGGCTAGATAGCCGTTGGCGTCTGCGGCGGTTAGTACGTCACCCGTCGAGAACTCTTTATATCCTAAGCCTGCTGCCATTGTTTATCTCCTAGTATCCTAATATGGATTGTCCGATTATACCGTAAGTTGATGATCCCACTATGAATCCCTCGACTATAGGCTCAAGTGTTGTTACTGTGCATTTCATGCTGTTAGGGGTTATATCCCACGCCAAGCCCTGCACCTGCAAGGTCTTAACAATTGTCGAGCCATCTGGCTGGACGTTAGTAATCTTGACGTTATCAAAGTAATCGAGGCCAATCATTGTGTCTGTTGGTACATCTGGATCAAGAAGATCGACAGTCATGGCATCAATGCGGATAGTTGTCTCTGCACGAGTTGCAACATAAATCTTTGCAATATCTAGGACTTGAGCATCTGTCTGAGGGATCATGTCGGTGATTGTCGTGCCGTGAGGGAAGTACTTAGCTGATGAATCAACGTTGACGGCTGTCTGAGCCGTGCCGCCAATGCGTGTCATGCTTGTCTGATTTATGATGAGCTTGTCATCGAATGCGTATTTAAGATCGCTGTACGGAATGCCCGTTGTCTGATTGAACTCAATAGGCGCAGCCGCTAGGGAACTTACGACATCGCTGCGATCCTTAAACTCAGCCGTGCCATCTGGCAACATAAAGAACGCTCCCTGTTCCGCAAATTCGGCCGCTTTTAGAGCTGCGAGGGATGTACGAGCCGTTCCCGGATCGGCTTGAACTGTAGTTGATCCTGTGTCAATAAGTCGCATCGATGTAGGGAATGAGACTTGATCAAGAATCTTTGTGATTCGGGTGCCCGTAGTTTGGCCAGCTGTTGCACCTGTAACGCTTGCCACGTTGGCCATCTGAAAGAGTCTGAATGCATCTGAGCAGACAATATCAACATATCCAATTTCTTGGCCTGTTGGATAATAGTATTTGTAGGTGTCAACGTATCCAGAGAATAAGAACTCCTGCGCTGTTGCTGTCGTGGCTGCCACGCGAATCTTTCTGAGTGGAGTCAAATAGCCAAAATATGGAGAAGCTGCATTCTGAGGGTTGAAATAAGAATTAGGGTCTAGGACTCGCACTGTACAGCTGCCAGATTCGTAAGTGTCTCTCATGATGTTACGGCCACGAGTGATCTTGATCGATCGAGTCACATCGCTAAGATCGACTGTCGGCGTGGCGACTGTTGACTCACCAAATCGAGATGTTCCAATAACGCCATAGCGGTCATCGCCAATGATAAAACCGAGGCCGAAGGTAGCACCTTGGCTAAAGTCAAATGAGACCGAAATCGTTGCGGGTAGAGCCATTAGAGAGCGACCGCTCCCTTATTGTTGCCACGGCTTACTTGATTAAATGATCCAGAGAGTGAGCTGTTGATCTGTGAGTTAGTAATCGCTCCGCCTACAGCATCGCCATCAAGATAAACCTCGATGTTGATTGCTTGCTGGTCTGCCTTCTGGAATGAGTTGACTGCTGCCATTAATTCCATCTGTGCATCTGAGAAGCTAGAGGATACCGCTACTGGCGCAGATTGTAATTGTGCTACAGATACGCCTAGAGAAGCTGCTGTGTAGTTGAGAAGGTCTGTCGGTAGTGTCCAATTACGATAAGGGTTGGGAGCCTCTGGAGTGGTTAGCAATAAGGCGCGGAGTTCATTCTGGCGTTTAGTTGCAGCTTCTAATTGATCTGATAATTGAGTCGCTAATGTTGCGTTGCCTTCGAGGATAGCCTTTTGCAATAGCAAAGAGATCCGATCGGTCTCGCTGATCTTGCCCTTAAGGGCTGCCTCGATACCGATAGCGTCGAGGTTAAGAGTCTTTGACGCCTTCTGTAATGCTAGGGCTTTCTTCTGTGTGTCAAGGGCTTTCTTCTGCAACGCTGCTAATTCTTTAGCACGCTTGGCTGCTGCTGCTTCTGCCGCCTTGCGAGCTGCTTCATTAGGATCGATGTAACCCGGGCCGAGTGCGGATGAAGGATAACCGCCCATTCCCGGGGTTGTATCTGGGGCGAATTTGCGAAGTTGATCTAGCGCACTAGTTATAGTATTAAGTTTTAGTAATTGAGGAAAAATATTCTTTAAATAAAAATCCATGCCTGGTAATTCTTTAAACTTACCAATAAGCGTAGCCATGCCGGTAATGACTTCGCTGATATAAGTCGCTAGCTCTAACATTGAATCTGCGAGAGGTTGCACGGTGTTTCCTTCTCCTGCCAAGATTGAAAGACTATCGACTAAACCTTTGCCAATTATCTCTGTCGCTTCTCCTGCTGCTGTTGAAAGAATGCCTAACTTACCTGCATACGTTTCGAGATAGGCGGAATTAGCACCCTTGAACTGATCTGCAAGTTTAGCCTGCACATCTGCAAAGCTCATTGTCTTGAGTTCTGTCTGAGATAGTCCAAGCGAGTATTTCTTGAGGCCACGAGTTTGTCCTACATAGGCAAGACTTAAATCATTGACTACAGTCTCATAATCCACGCCAGAGCCGCGTGAGATGTCTAAGGCTTGAGTAAGTAATTCCGTGGACTTGGCAACCGAGCCAGTAGTCTGCAATAGCTTCTGCATCGCTGGGCGGAGTTGATCATCTGTAACGCCTGAGGCTCTAGATAACTGAGCAATAAACTCCTCGATGCGTGGAGTCTCAAAGCCTAAGCCTAAGTTCTTAACTGCTAGAGCAAGTCGAGAGGCTGCCTTCTCATCGGCAATAAATGCCTTAGCCGCTTGCTTGCCAAAGTTAATTACCGCGGCAGTCGATAGACCGATGCCTGCTGCGCCAGCCAGTTTCTTAACGGCTGACTGTAAACCCTTGACGCCTTTGTCGGCTTGCTTAAGCCCTTTGTTATCAAAGATCGCTGCAATGCGAATTGCTAGACTTGAATTGGCAGACATTAGCGACCTCTAAATTTCATCGTGGTTCCCTTTGTTACTCTCAGGGCTGTGTCCATGGACTTCTCAATTGCCTTTAATACGGCGGCATTAGTTTTGCCTTGATCTTCTGCCCATGCTCTAAATAGGAGACGACCTTTAGTCTTACGGGTGCGGCGACCTGCGGCACCTGATTGCTGGCTATCTACTAAAGGCGGCAATGCCTCGATGAATTGACGGCCTGCGTGAGGGTTAGCCGACTGGCTCTTAGTCTTATCGCTGCTGCGCTTCTGATAGCCAGCCTTGCGTGCAGAACGTGTACCAGCATCTGTGTAGACATCAACCAGCGGAGCTTGGCCTCTACCTTCTGGCCCTGAAAGACGTCCAGCAGTTTCGTAGATCGATCCTGCTGCACTCTTATTAAAAATGGTAGCAATAGATCTAAATCCACGCTTGTTAGGCTTTGATGGCGCCGTGCTGTATCCAATGCCGCGCTTGATGTCGCTAGAACTAAAAACGCGGTTTTCCCAGACGCCTACGGCTTTGCCCCATCCAGAAAGAGGTGCCTCGCTAGGGACGAATCCTCTAGCTTTAACTGCTACTACTTTGAGAAGATTTCTAATCTCTTTCTCAGTTTCTTTAGCCAGCGCAGGCTCGACTTTCCTAAGTGCCTTGCGAAGTTCAAGTGCGCCGCTTACTTCTGTAGGCATCCTGTTGCTCCTTCGCTCGGTCTTTCAATGCTTTCAATAACATCTGAAGCATCGATGGATCTAAATCAATTAAAGATTGTGGAGGGATAGCAGTCTCAATGCTCAAGCGAGCGATGAGATAGTGGATGCTATCCCTGCCTAGGCCAAAGGGTCAGACTCTGCAACCTCTACACTCTTTAGAGTTTCGAGAAAGTCTGCACCGAATGGCTTGACTGTGACTCCACTTAGTCGAAGGCCTTCCCATGCAAGCCAATAGACATCTGACTGCTTTTCATCATCGCGAAACGCTTTGTGAAATCCCTTTTTAGCATATAGCTCGAACGCGTACTCAAGACGAGGAGTGATCTCGATTTCGGTAACGCTGTTGTCCGCTAGTGTGACTATTAACTTTGCCATGCTGTGCCCCTTTGTTTAGTTTCTTAGAATGTACCTGTTGTTGCAACCGCTACTGTACCAGAGACGTTGAATGTGAGGCTCTGTGTTGAAAGGTCCCCGACTGCGCCGTTGATGTCTGTAGTGTTGTTAATTAGACAAGTCATTGTATAGAGAGGGTTAGTCGCTGACACGGCTGTTCCCTTTGTCTGTAGAAGAACCACTGTAACGTTAGTTCCCCATGCAGCTTGCAAAGTCGCTAGGACGTTTGCAGATGCTGTGTCATTGAGGAAGTCAATGGTGACAGATGAAGCTTCAAGTCCCTTTACAAATTTATGACCTGAGTCACCCATTGCAGTTACTTCTAGTTCATCAAAATTGCGGTTAAGTGTTACAGCTGTAACGTGGTCTGATAGATCGACTGAGTTTACCTTCACGCCGACGTTGTTGCTTAGAAATACAGCCATGAGATTATTCCTCGTCTTTCTTAGTAGTTATTGGCTTAGGTGTTGATGGTGCTACCTGCCCGATCTTGATCAGGAAGGCTTCTTGCTCTTTTTCCCACTCGGACATTTTAGCTCCAACTCGTTAGGACTGAGATATTGATATTGCATGTTAGTAGATCACCCGATGCGGCATTGAGTACGGCTGGAGCCGATACCTCTGTCACATTGTAAGTGTATGAAGATGCCGCGAGCAGGCCAAAGACCCGGACGATATCATCTTCAATTCCATTGAGGTTGCCTTCATTATCTAAAAGGGGAACCATGATTGAAATAGTAAAATTAGCCATTGGCGAAATAGATGCATGCCATCCGTTAGACGGCGAGATATAAGGATCGCTAGGGCTAATTATAACGCTGTTAGCAATGACAGTAGCTGGAGGGAATGAGAAGACTGAATACTTTGTATTGTCTGTAAGAGCTGCTGCGATTCCTGCGCGGAGTGTTGATATGGCGGCCATTAGCCCACCATCGATCTCGGATCGAGGTAAGGAGCAAGGAGACCTCTGACCCTCGCGAGGAGTGTATTACCCATCCGATAAGGACTTGGAGCGTAGCCATCGATGCTAACGCCGCCGCTTGATGGCGCTTGGCGAGACTGCCAGATGTCGATCGAGATCATAAGAGACGCTTCTTGAATTGCCGGAATCGTTGTGTAATCGACTGTGGCTACTGCTGCTACCCGTCCAAAAGGAGTCACTGTATGTTGAGGTTGAGCTGTCGGACTGCCTGTAACTGCATAAGTGATAGATGTGTTACTCATGCCAGTGATTGCCTTAGATCCATTATGAGGTGCGCCGTTACCACTGATCGTTACAGTTTGACCGACATAAAAGACATCTTTAATTGATTGCTCAAAATACAATGTGCCTTCTGTAGTTGTATTACTGTGTCCGACATTGAATGTGTAGTTATTCCATAGAAAGGGCAAGAGTACGTCATCTGCGGCATCGCAGACAGACTGCAAGACTGCATCAGTATAGAGACTACCAACGCCTAGGGCGGTGCGAAGCTCTGCAACTGTTGTCAATGACATGCTCTAATCCTTTCTAAAGACTGGCAGGGTAGAAGGGCACTACCCTGCCAGCGACTTAGTGTGGCTTACGCCTTGTTATTCTTGAATGCGCCTGCTCCGACCTTGGTCGCAATTGCGCCGTAGCCGTAGTAGCCGATTGTTACCTGACCCGCGGCTGTTGATTCGGCGCGCAAGCGGTACGTAGGTGACTCGTACCATGTGTACGCATCTGGATTGATGATGAGGATTGTTCCATCGCCATCGCCAGCATTCTCAGGGTCAACAAAAAGATTCAACCCCGCGACGTTACCTGTAAGTGATGTAGGTGTAGCCAAGCCTGCTTGGTTCATTGGATTTGTTACTGTGTTGTAGATTGGACGACCTGCATCGTTAAGTGTCATGATGTTAGACCATTGTCCAGTGCTTACGACCATGTTACGAGCAAATGGATTTGGAAGTCCTGCTGTTGCTCCATAGACAGATGCTGATCCGCGAGCAACAATTCCGAGAAGTTCGGTTGCTGTTGGATATGTTGCAACTGTAGTTGCATCAAGTGTTGCACCTGAGATGAGTGCAGCGTTTACTGCTGCGTTAGTTGACTTAGCATAAGCAGCGGCCATGTTGCGAACGAGTTCATCGAAGAATGCTGGAGATGTACGATCTAGCAATTCTACTGAGAAGACCTGTTGTCCTGCGTACTTTGCAACGCTTACGCTGAGGAATGCAGAATTCTGGTCTGTGTTAGAGAATGCTGCGTCTTCAGCTGCAACTGCAACTGTAGGCATTGCAGTGATCTTAGGGATCTCGAAAGTCATACCTGCATCTGGAAGCACTCCACGAGAGATTGCATCGATTGATGGGCGGATAGTTGTACCGAGAGGATTGATTATCTCTGAGAGTTGACGTGTTGGTACTAGACCAGCGTTGTCAGTTGTGTTGTCTGCTGCTGCGATGTACTGACGAGCTGAGTCATCGCCAAGTGCTGCGCGGATTGACTGCTCTGCATACTTTGCAGCTGTTACTTCGATTCTTGGCTTTGTGTAAGCCATTGCTGTGACAGCAGGGCGAGCAGCTTCAACTGCGGCAGCCTCAACTGTAGGTGTTGCTTCGACTGCTGGAGTGGTTTCCACTGTGGCTGTCTCGCTTTCTGTTGGTAGGGTTTCTTCAACGGCTTCATCTTCAGATGCCGCGATATCGGTTACGGCTGCAGACTTAAAGGCTGCTGCCTGAACCAAACTTACTTCGAGGAGGTCAGCGCTCGATACATACAGCACGCCATTCTTAGGCTTTGCTGCATTGACCATAACTCCAACTGACAGACCTGTGCGTAATTCTTCAGATGCCTCTATGAGGGCGTCAGAACCACGGCTGGATTTAGAAATCTTAAACGATGCAAAGATTCCGTCTTCTGTCTCATTAAAGAATTGAGCGCGGCCGATTGGCTGCTTAGGATCGTGCTCCAGAAGGAGCTTCACTTTAGATGAGTCAGCGATATTAATCGCGCCACGCTCAAAGACTACGGCTCCAGCGGATGTGTTTCCGACCTCGCCATTAAAGGGAACGATCTTTCCAGAGATAGTGCGCTCTGACGCGTCTGCTGTAAGTTCTGCTGAGAATGTGAGCATCTCTTTCATTGCATGCCTTCGCTTCCATTAGGTGTTAGGTCTGTCATCTCCATCGCCTGCTCCTGAGTGATCAGTTGAAGATCAAGAAGCTCACGAATGATTGAAAGTTCTTTGAGTGGATCTGTGCGTAGATAATTGCTATCAAGATCGAATTTCACAATGTTGCCACGAGCTGTGATGTCATCCATTGAGAGACGATCCTCAATGGCCGATACAAAAGGCTGCAAGGATAGTGTTAGGAATTGAAGTCTCTCGTCTTGGACGTTGGCATAGGTCATCGTCGTATTTTGATCGGCTGAAACGTAATAAGGTGGGACGTTGCAGAGTCGAGCAATCTCGGTTGCAAGGTTTTGGATTGCCTCGTTATACATCATGTCTTTAGGGCTGAATCCGACTGTCTCATAATTAAGGGTCGATGTCAGATAAGCCGTAGAACGATTTTGACGGGCAGACTTCCATGCCGCTAGTAACCCTTGAACTTCTACAGGTGGTAGATCCGCGCCTGTATTCTTAAGATATCCGGACGCCATTGGAGTTGCAGCAGCTATGACAGAAGCCTTCTGGACATCCAGAGCTGCGCGGATTGTAGATGTTCCTGTGTTAAGAATGCCATCGCTTAGTGATTGGAATGTGATGAGAGATCCGAGGCCGTCCATCGGTACAGTCGTACCATCTATGGCGTAAGACTTAACGTAAACATTGTCACGATCAAGTGTCGCAGTCACGCGACTGTTAGCGATCCACTCAAATCGAGATGGTCGTCCATCTTCTTGATAAGTCTCTACTACTTGCCAGAATGCCTGTCCGTAGAATAGAAGTGAATCAACTGTGTAGGCAATAGTTACTGATCGAGGCTGTGAGTATGAAGGCTGATCGAGCCATAGTGGCTTGCCTAATTCTTCGCCTGTTGACTTCTTATAAAGTTCAAGTGGGATTGTGCCAATCGTGCCAGCGAGAAGGTTGCGGCATCGAGCTAGTGCAGGAACTCCCATTGCTTCAGTACGGCCGACATAAGCGAACTGGAAGGGCATGGCATAAGGCGAATACTCACCTAGAACCTGCGGTGCGTATTGCGCTTCAATATTGGCCTTCGGTGTTGCACCTGTAAGGCGCGAGAGGATACCCATAGATGGCAATTATACACTACATGTTGTGCTATTCGGTGTAGATAGCCGCTACCTGTTGTGGCTTTAATAGCATTGATACAACCATCGCCAGACCAATAGGCGCCGAAATATCGCCTGCACTCTTACGCTTTACTATGCGCCATGATGAGTCATTTACTTTAGCCGCGCAGTTATTCATCTGCTGGATCAACTCGGCTTGGCCGTTATGGACTACGCGATGATTGACTAGACCATCGAGAAGGTCAGAGCAAGCCTGATAGAACTGCTGGCCTGAGACATCTTGAACTACTTGACCAGCATTGGCTAATCTTTCAGCGATCGATTGCGTTGCGTACTTGTCGTAGCAGATCATTTTAGGTCGATATTGATCAGCCCATCCCTTGATGTCAGCTGCGATCTTGAGATCATCTACCGAAACTTGTGACTCCCATGTCTGGATGATGCCCACTCCAATTCTTCCATCACCCATAATCTGACCAGCAACGAGGCTCGCATTGCGGCGAGATGGAGATACATCGAAGCCAAATACTGTATAGCCACCGATCGGAATCTGGAGCGTGTTGTCTGAGGTCTCCTCAAGTATCCCATGAGGCCACGGACTTGATAAAGAATCCACCCATTGACACAATAGTTCCGTTCTAATGTCTTCAATTTTGTTAGTTGCCACAGCTTCTTCAAGTGTCTCCTCTGTGATGGTATAGCCAAGTGCAGGGTTACTTAATGCCCATGCATTGCGGTCTGTGATCTTGCAGTATTGCGGTGCTGAGTATTCGTAGAGTGCGAAAGACTTAGGTGGATTAGATAAGGCTCTTTCTCGTAGCGTGTTGAGAGTCTCTGAGAAGGCATCGCCAGCATTAGATGTCAGAAAGGTCTGGCTGTTAGGTCTGGCGCGAGTCGTAGGAATCGCAGCGGTGTAGCCCTCTTTACTGATCTCTCGAACTTCATCGATCCAAAGAAAGTCAGCTGTGCGTCCACGAGATGAGTCACGAGTATCAGATACAAGGTCAAGCGTTGCACCATTAAGTAGCTCTATTCGTTCGCCGCCGTTGGCATAACGGATGGCTTTAGTACCGGCCTTTAAGTGTGGAGCATTTTCAATGATCCAAGCGATCTCTCGAAAGGTCATGAGGGCAGTTGCTCGGTTAGATGACATGATCAGATGCTTCATTTCGCCACCATAAAAGAGACCCCAGATGACTCTCATGCGTCCTAGATGGCTCTTACCATTCTGGCGTGCTACCAATAGCAGCGAAGTCTTGCGAATGTAATTACCTTTGGCATCCACGCGCATCATGTCGTCTAGAACCCACTTCTGCCACGGCATTAAGGGAGTGCCAAGATCATCTGCAAGCTTGGCGATCTCATCTGCCCGTGTTTTGCCCTTGAGAAGTGGACTGTGAAGCCTTGGTTTAATTGCCCCTCGCAGGGGTTTTTTACGTTCGCCCATTACTCAGGACTGTCTGTGACTGGTCGGGCTGTAAAAGGACTGTCCGGCATCGTTCTGGACTGCATCGGGGATATATTGGAAGAAAAGACAGGGGGGGTCGCCGTCCTATTAAAAAAACGGCCTCCTTTAGCGAGGTTGCATCTTCTACATATTGCAGCGCAATTATGCTGATCGAACGTGTCGCCACCCTTAGAACGTGGGAAGATGTGATCTACCTGGTCAGCTTCTCCTCCAC